TTAAAACGAGGTTTAAGTACGCCGCACACCGAAAAACACTACATCGAAAGGGGTGTGAAAAGGTAGTGCACACCGGTTAAATTTGAGGGCGGCGTACTGAGTTAAGTACGCCGCAGTGCACAGAAGTAAGTGCACAAAAGTGACATAGGTAATACTGTACTATGTCACTTTTGGAAATATGATTAATTATAGATTAATAATAAAAAGGTTTTGTGTTACGACGTCTCGTAGACATTGCTCGAATCACAGGAGCAAACCGTCTACGAGTATTAATACCACGACCAAAAGCCTGCAAACGAACAAGTGCGTTACTACGACGCACTGCGCGCTGATACCAATTAACTTGCTTTGGCATGTTTAGAAGGAGAATAATGACGAGTATAATTAATCTTAAAGACTACGACGACGCAAGATACGAGAGCGCGTACGCGTCGCATAAGGGCGCCGAATACCGTAACGGGATCGACCCCCCCTAATCCCTCTTCTTGCTCTGGCATAACGTGGCATTGCTTCAAAATAATGTGGCTATCTAATTACGCTCCAGAAAGGGTGCTAATAGCGCCCACAGAAATATATGCAGATCCAGGAGTCTGACTACGAACAACCTGGTTAAGATTAGCAATCTCGTTATGAGACATACCAGTAGGCGCAGTACCAGAATAATAAGGAACATCCAAAGCACTATTGATATAAACGTGGCTAAGACTGTCCTTAGAAAGATATACCGGATGACAAAGTTCCGAATATTGACCAGTAACAGATACAGCGCAATCACCGGGTCTACGATCAATAACAGCCTGTGCAGTACCGGTAACAGCACTCTCAAACACAGGAGTGGCGACAGCCGAATAAGCAATACTGACAATATAAGTCAAATCAGAACAAATATCCTGAACAACAACGCGATCAATGCTATTAGCGTTAGTGCTGTTACAATATCTACGAGCATCGTAATCAAGAGCAGGCAACTCAAAGGTCCAAGCCCTAGTTGCACCAGCAGATATGATAAACTGATCACGAGCAACCTGCTTAAAAGGCATCTCAGTATGCCCAGTAGCCTGGCCGCTAGATACATTCTTGCAATACTTCAAACAAGCTTTAGGCATAAACTGTACCCTAGAGTTAGTCAATGGATCGGTATCCAAGGGTTCCTGTCCATACAAACCAATAGGTGCTGTGGTAGTGTTAACGCCAGCAGCCATGCGAAGATACCCATTCTTGTAAGCATCTTCAAGGGCAGTTCCATTACCAGATAAAGACCCTACACCTGCAGAATCCCAAAACTCGCCCTGTTTAATCTTGTGAATAACAACATCAATCACAATAGGGCCAGTACCATCATTGCTAAAGTCGTAAGCAATCTTACCTTTGCCAAACTGGCTACGATAATAATAAGGAGAGAACAGCTGACTACCCGTGGAAGAGACAAGAGACGGAGTTACGGGCTGCTGCTGAGGCATAGAGGTAACATACGTAGCATGTGCAGAACCAGCATTCTCGTAAACAGGGACGCTAGAAGCAATAAGAGAACCGCCTTGACCAAGAGCAGGCTGGATATACTTAAAAGGATTGGCTGCCCAGCCTACGTTCTCAAGGTATTGCTGAGTAACACGAGAATACATGCGTTCTCCATTCGCAGGAGTACGATACGGGGTTTGCAGGTTATTATTCAACCCAGCAGTAGTCAAAGCAGCAGCTGCTGTTGAAGTCTGAATAGGAACCTGTCGAGACAAAGCACAATCAGGACCAAGAGTCTTATTCCACGCACCAACAGTGGAATTAGCGCCATACAGATCAGAAGGTGCTGCACCAAACGCAGCGTAGTTATGGTGCCTAAAGATGTTATGAACATAACCACGGTTAACCAAGGTAGGCTGCGAATACGGCTGTTGAACAACAACGCCTTTCCAAGCAAAGGCCTGAGTAACCTTAAGAGGCTTATACAAGACAAGCTGATGCTCCAAAGGATTACGAGGGCCTGCTGGTCCAGCAAGCTCACCGGTTTTAAACTTAATCGGGGCATCAATTAACTTATTAACCAAGCCCAACTCGGCGCCACGCCCAGGATTGAACATAGCTGGGCATGTAACTCCATCGGACATAGAAACAGAAGAAGTCTGCCCATTGACAGTCTTAGAAGCAGAAGTCGCTCTAGAAGCATTAGTACTCTGAGTAAGCTCAGAGTCTACGCTGTAACCAGCCTTGTCGAATTGAGAGCGCATGTTGCCTTGATACGGGGGTCCAAAGTTACGAAGATCTTTATAAGACTTCGTTCTAGGATCGTAGTTGTTGAAGGTGTCAACAAAACTGTTGATTTTTGTGTCGAGTAAATCTAAGCCACCTTGGACAGCTCCCCTGTATCTCTTAGCAGCCCAATCCTTAACAATTGGCGCAGCGTAAGAGACGCCTTGGTCCACAACATAAGAAATGTAATCGTCCTTTGACATGGTAAAAAATGAATCGTTATATTTACTAAGGTTCGAAACCCGCAACGCGGGGAGCATCTACAGGTTCTTCCCCAAAGAGACGCACCTCCGTGATACGGCGGAGAAGCTGCTGAATCGAACCATCCTCCCTAGCAACAATTCCAGCATACATCTGCTCAGGACGACGAGGGGCAGTAATGTAAATGGTAGTTGGACACCATGCTACAGTTCCTCCTTTCACCTCGACGTCCATAGGATAGCGATCAAGCAAGCGCAGCAGATAACCATAGCTAAACCAATCGCCCCTGAAGTCGTCCAGAACAACGATTGCTTGACCACGATATCCGTCAAACCAACGAGTACCAGGAGCCTTTACAAAGTAGGGTTCATCTCCAATCTCTTGCCAGACAGTTTCTGTCTTTCCACGGCCAGCAGGTCCGTAGTACCAGGAAACCCGTGGTGCGACAAATACTCCGTCAGGTCCTCGTACACGGGGCTTTGACTGAACCACGGATTGGAGAGCTCGGATTCCGCCATGATATCTGATAAAGTCGGACGGATGCGCTTCAGCGATTTCTTCAAGAGACGCGCCTTCACGTAAACGTCTTCCAATTGAATCAAGATCGCTTCGCATTCCCTGACCGGGGAAATCGGGCTTGGTTCCATGCTCGGTAAATCCGAATCCGGCAGTAACATCGCGAGTGTCTTCTTTGCAGCAGTAAGCATGGGCTTCGGCAAAGGTACCCCGCATGACTTCGAGATGGACTCGGTCCGAGATAAGACGCTTGACTCCAGCAAGGGCTCGGGGATTCTTAAAGATAGCAAGCCCTTGCAGGTGAGGGGTTCCGCTTTCTCCGACTTCAGGCTGGTAGCAAACATACTCGGCTTGGGTTCCAAGTGACTCTCCGATGCGAGCTCGATCTGCATCGGTGTAGTTGTTGAGGGTGAAACACCAATTTCTTGATCGAGCCATTCTGGAAAAATCAGCGATTGACTGTCAGGGACGGACATTTGTGGGTTGCAAAATTATGTCGAGATCAAAAGTTTTTGTGGGTTCTTTTCCAAGAATAGGCCTTAACGCGAATCTCGCCACTTTCGGGTGTTTTTTTGTAGGCGGCGTACTTAAAACGAGGTTTAAGTACGCCGCACACCGAAAAACACTACATCGAAAGGGGTGTGAAAAGGTAGTGCACACCGGTTAAATTTGAGGGCGGCGTACTGAGTTAAGTACGCCGCAGTGCAC